GGTGGTGGTTTTGGATTTCCATATAGTAATGCACAATCACTGGATATAATCAATTATGGCACAGATAATGTCAATTTTCATCTGAGTGCTGCTAATTCAAATGCTGTCACTGGAGATTTTCACTGGCATAAAGGAGCAAACAATGCTCGTTTAATGACCCTTACGAGTGAGGGTAGATTAGGAATAGGAATAACAAATCCACAACATGAATTAAGTGTTCAGGGCATTTCTACATTTACTGGTGCTGCATATTTTGAAAGCACTGTAGAGACTGGTGGTAACTTGACAGTAGGTGGAAACTTAAGTTTTGCTGCTAATTCAGATATTACTGCAACTCTAAGAGGTAATGTTGTATCCCAAGATGGCAGTAATGTAGTTCTTAGTGTTCCCTCCTCAACTCAAAATCCAGTAGAAAATGCCGAAATAAAAGCAAGAGTTGTTGGTGGAGCATCCACAATAACCAAGTTAGATGTTTCTGGAAGTGGATATAATAATGAACCCGTATTTTCTGTCAGAGTTGGTACAACTGCAGATCCTGTAGCATCAGATGTTGTTGTAAATGTAAATTCTGAAGCTCAAAACAAATTTGTAGTTACAGATAGTGGTGGGGTTGGAATTGGCACAACAAATCCCACAAACTCCTTGGACTTGAAGTTTGCACAGAGACCTGCTGTTTTTCCAAATATGACCACGGCAGTTAGGAATAATTTGTCGTCGATTGGGGTTGCAACATCTCCAGGGTCTGTTATTTACAATACTGATACTAACAAACTTCAAGTTTATGCCGGTAGTTCTTGGGTAAATCTACACTAATGACTATTAAAAGTTCAGGATCATCACTATCATTTACTGAGATTTCCAATGAGTTTGGACTTCCTCCAAATAAAAATCTTGGTGCATATAGAATTAGCGCTAATATAGGGTCTCTAAATGGATTGCCACTAGACTCTGGTATTCCAAAAACTGGTCAAATTAAATTTAGTGATTTTTATGGTAAAAAATTAAATATTGTTGTTAAATGCACTGGTGGCAACCGTGCTTCTGCAAATTATAATGGAGATGGTGTTGTTGTTGGTGGTTTTAGGAGTAAACCATCAAGAAATTCTTCTGGATGGCAAGGTGGAAAGAAAATTTTTATCAATATAACAGGAACATACAGTAGTCATGGAGCATCAACTAGTGAATGGGCATTTAAGACTGGAAATTCTTCTTATTGGCCATCCGGAACATCTATGATAATTGATGTTTCTTCTAATGGACAAGTTGTGGGAAGAGGTGGTAACGGAGGAAGTGCTAGTGGTGGAGATGGTGGAAACGGATCTAATGGATTGAGATATTTGAGTGGTGCAACACTTAATAATAATGGATATATCTCCGCAGGTGGAGGTGGAGGGGGTGGAGGTTCTAGAGCAGAACAAAATGACTGGGGTGATAGAAATGACGCCGAAGGTGGTGGAGGTGGTGGAGGAAATGGACTTCCTGCCGGATCTGGTGGTGGTGGAAATGGTGGAGGTAGTGCTGGAAGCCTGAAAAATGGTGGAGAGGGTCGCGCAGGAGAAGATGATGCTGAAGCAGAAGGCGGCACTGGAGGCGATGGAGGTTCTAATGGTGGAAATGGTGGTAATGCTTCTGGTGGAAAAAACAAAAAAGAAGAAAATGGATCTGGTGGATCTGGTGGAACAGCAACAGAAGCATACTGATACATAGTAGTATCAGTATCATTTTTTATCATGGACGATTTTATTTGTCGTTATAAAGAGACTTTTACTCGACAAGAATGTAGAGAAATTATTGAAGAAATAGAATTTTTCGAAGAAACACAAAGGTTGTTTAGGACAGAACAAAATCCACACCTACAGGATCAAAAAGCAATCAATGTAAATGTTGACTTTGAAGTTGACTTTGCATCAGCAACTAGAGTCAACAAATTGATGTTTCCTAAGTTAAAAACTTGTGTGGATCAGTATCTAGAAAAATATACTGTTCTGGGACAAAGAAAGTTTATAATTTATGATATGAAAATAAAGAAACTTGAAGCTGGTGCGGGATTTCATTCCTGGCACTACGAGAATGGTGACTATTTGAGTTGTGGTAGAACATTTGTTGTTCAAACCTATCTTAATGATGACTTTGATGGTGGAGAAACAGAATTTTTATATATCAATAAACGAGAAAAAGCATCGGCAGGAGATGTAATTATCTTTCCATGCCAATATACACATACTCATAGAGGCAATCCTCCCTTAGGTGGTACAAAATATCTTGCTACTACATGGGGATGGATTCAACCAACTCCAAATGATACTGTTAAAAATGAAAAGTGAAATTCTAGAGGCAACAGTTCATCAAGAACCTTTTCCCTTGATGATTATTAAAAATTTTTACAATGAATCAGAACTGGAACTTGTATGGGAAGAACTAAACTTTCTTACCAAACCGGGGAAGTTAGTGGAAGCAAAAGATTACGGTGGTGTTATTGACAATACAAATGCAAAGGCACTCATACTAGATGATGTATATGAGGGGCACAGATCTGTATCAAACATTCTGACCGTAAATAGAAAATTATTTGATTCTGGAGTACTGAATAATTTTGCAGAAATTCATCCATGCTGCAAGATAGCACCAAAATCAAATTGGGATTGTACTAAAGTCAGGTACTATCATGATGGTGAATATTATGATCCACATACTGACAGAGACTTTCAATTTTTGGCATTTTCTTATTTCTATAGAGAACCTAAGAGATTTTCTGGTGGAGATTTAATTTTTCCTGAATATGATTTTAAAATTTCATGCGATAACAATACCATGGTAATTTTTCCTGGTTGGGTAGAACATGCTGTCAGAAAAGTTACTATTAAAGATTCCGATTACTTTGAAGGTAATGGTAGATATGCTATCACATCTTTCTTTGGATGTCGAGCAACAAACAAGAACGGACGCTTGACAAGTTAAGAGAATCTCTGTAGACTACCTTTGTCTGGGTTGAAGATCGCAGTATAAGCCACTTAGAGAACCGTCTGCTGAGTTCATCAGTAGGCGGTTTTCTGCTATAATGTCTCTATTGATTCAAGCACACATGACCGTCACTCTGCGTCCTCACCAGAAAGATGCTCTTCATGCCATGCTGAACCATCAGAAGGGTCAGGTGATTGTACCGACAGGTGGTGGTAAGACAATGTGTATGATCGAGGATACGAGGATCCATTTCAAATTATTTACTAATCAAGTTCATGTGGTAGTAGCACCACGTATTCTTTTGGCAGAACAGTTGTGTTCTGAGTTCTTAGAGCACGTTGATGCACATGTGATGCATGTTCACAGTGGAGAAACAGATCACTTTAGCACTACCAAGGCAAAGACCGTCAAAGCATGGTCTGACAATGTTGATGGCAATCGACTCATTTTTACAACATACAATTCACTACGTCGTATTGAAGAGTCTGGTATCAATGTTGATACGATTTACTTTGATGAGGCTCACAACAGTGTCAAAAGAAATTTCCATCCTGCTACAGAGCACTTCAGTTCTGCTGCTGAACGTTGCTACTTCTTTACTGCGACTCCGAAACACTCTGTTGCTGTATCGAAACCAGGAATGAATAACTATAAGACTTATGGCAACATCATTTGTAATGTTCCTGCACCTAAGTTGGTTGATGAAGGTTACATTCTACCACCTAAGGTCGTTGTGAACCAGTTACCTCAGGGTGACTTTAAGATGTCTGACTGTGACAATCTGATCTCTACGATTGATGACAACTCTCTTGACAAGATCTTGATTGCCGCACGGTCTACAAGACAGATTGTAAAGTTGTTGACCGAATCTGATTTCTTTCCTGAGATCCGCAGTAGAGGTTACTCTTGCATGTATATCACGTCTAAGACTGGTGCATTTATTGATGGTGTGAAGGTCGATCGTGAAGAGTTCTTTAAGACTTTGAACTCATGGGGCAAGGATCCTGAGAAGAAATTCGTTGTATTGCACCACAGCATTCTGTCCGAAGGCATCAACGTAAACGGTCTAGAAGCAGTCCTTTTTATGCGGAACATGGATTATATAGGAATTAGTCAGTCAATCGGTCGTGTGATCCGTCTAGGAGGGTCTGAGAAGACACATGGGCTTGTTTGTGTGCCAGTTTATGATAGAGTGGGGATCAACACTGCTAGATCCGTTCAAGCAGTTGTTGATACCGTCTTTGAGCAGGGTGAACCTGCCATCTCTGTAATCCGTCGTTGATCTTTATGAAAGGCACTATCGAACTGGTACAAGATCTTTGGAAAGTGCCTGAAGAGGTATATCAAAAATTTTGTGACCAAGCAAAGATTGTATCTTTGTTGTATCCATCCAAACACGGTATTGATTGTTTTGCTAGAGGGGAAACAATCGAGTATGGATTTATTGAAGCTGTCAGTAAATATATTGATTTGATTCCAAATAAAAAGACTGAATTTAATGATCCTGATGGTGTATACTCAGGATCTCATTTAACGGATATCAAAACAAAGGTAAAAGGATTTGAACCACTAGTCCGACATCCGGATAAATTTTATTCCAAACAATGGGATATTAAAAAGACTCAGAAAGGATCAATAAAGTTTGAATCTAAAGCTCATTCTTACATTTTGGTGGATCCAAACCATTCTCGTATTGCTGTAATTGATAGTAGAGAATTTTACAAGAAAAAAATGGCAGTTGGTAAGGCTAGAATTTCTTTTAGTGTAAAATTTAACGATGTTTACATGATTTATGATGGCATCAAGAATGTTACCGATATTTCTGTTTCTCCTAATAATGGGCAAATCTTTCATGAAATTTGGAGACAAGCAGGAGTTTATCTAGTAGACAGTTAATGAACTGGTACAGTATGTTTTGATTAACTCCCTTCACTCTGCTATAATACATAAGTAATCAAGGGAACAAACCCATGAAATGCAAAGTCAAACTCTATGTTGCTGGCAAGGTCTTTGAAGAGACTGTGTATGCCAAAGACTATCAAGAGGCAAAGGAAGTTGCACTGGCACGGAATCCTAATGCAACTGTCGTTGGTGTCAATGCATCGTTCTTTTGATGTCTAACAACTTTTTGAAACCTTTTGTTCCAAGACCAGGAATCCTCGACCCCAAACTTAGGGATCCCCTTGGATTTGTTACCAATGATGGTATGTGGGCTGCTGTTCCGTGTGGAAAAAAGTTCATGATCATACATAAAGGTAGTCCAATAAAGGTTTTAAATACCTACAAACAATCAGTTGATTTTATCAAGAATCAGTTGAAAACAAAAAAACGGAGGTCTCCATGAGTGACAAGCACCAAAAACGTCGTGATGCTCTTGGTCTATTCTACGAAAGTGTGTTAAAGCCAGATTCAGAACTGAGGCAATGTGCACACAACCAAGAATGTTTTCACGAGTTGATGGAATGGAGATCCGACATTCTCGAATATCTTGACCAACGTAGAGTTCAGGAGTTCCACTAATGAACCTCCAATACATGTGGTTACTTGTATTTGGAGTTATAATGTATGCTGTTGTGACAGATGAAAATGTCGCAGCAGCATTTTTTTATGTGTCTAAGTTAGCAAAGACTAATATAAAGAGACAGTGGTGGTGGATAACTAACAATCCTCGTAATCCTGTGGTAAAATATCTAATGTACCGTCGTTCTTTTCGTTTATCTGAGGAGTTGATGGGAAAAATAAATAAAGATAAAGAGACATAAATTTATGTTATCTACTGCATACCGCCTTCGTCTTGAATCTATTTGTCGTTGCATTGCAAACAACGAAGAAGTTCCTTTAGAGGACATGATATGGGCAGAAAAACTTGCTAAAGCGCATACTCTTGCTAGAGATTGGTTGAACAAAGCACGTCGTCAGGCATCACAAGATATTGAAGAAGGCAGTATGGACGATTTTATGAATCGTATGGGACTTGGTGACCCCGACCCATCTAATTACAAAACGGGGTTTGATTCTGCGGATGAAATCGTAGATTGGTTCAAACAAGACAAGAGCGACGACTGGAGACAACGTGACTGAAAAAATTACACCAGAAACATATGAAAAGATGAACGAAGAGTTCATCGAAGATGGACTTGCTTTTAGTATTATAGTTCCTACTCAAGAACAAATCGACGATTGGATTGAAAGGAGTAATGATGCTAACTAATTGTACCGTCACTGATAAAGACGGAAAAGTTACCGATTATATCTGGGACGACCAGAAGAAAACCATGGTAGAAGGAAGAATTGAAAAAGAAATCCCCTGGTGGCAGTTGCATGAAATAGCAGAGACATTGGGTGGTAAATTAACTCACATTACCTGTGTAGATCACACCGGTAGAAACTACAAAAGAATCGTCATCGAATACGAGGAGCAAAAGTAATGGAAGCAGTAATTTATTCCAATGGCAATCAGGAATGTGAACGTGCTAAAACACTGTTAGAAAACCTTAACTTTCAGATATCTGTATATAAATTAAATCAGCACTTCTCCCAAAAAGGTTTTGTTGCTGAATTTGGTGAGGAGGCAGAATACCCACAAGTTAATGTCGGTTTTAGACATATTGGTGGGTTGAAAGAAACACTTCAATACATGAATGAAAAGGGAATGTTCTTATGAATCCTGTCATCCTAATTGCTTGTTTCACACCACTAGCGGCGATTTGGATTGTAATGAAGGTAGCAGTGTGGTTTTCCGCAGTAAACGACGAGCGAAACTATGTCAGAGCAGAATCCAAAAAACCACACGGACCTTATGTGGCAGATGCATATGCAGACGTTGATGAGGAGGAAGAAGAATATGGAAGTCGCACAGACTATCGATGAGGCACTCTATCAGTACTACACTGTAGAGAATGATCTGCCAGTCCCGAATTGGAGACAAATTAAAGATCCAGATTGGTGGGTACAATATCTCAAAGATATGGGACTTGACCCACGGAATAGATAGTGCTATAATACTGGCATAATAAACTCACATCATGGACTACAAACCCTATTCGCCAGAGTGGCATCGTAAAAGATACCTAAAAGAGGCGTTAGATAAGTATTTTGATGACTATGTGGATGTGGAAACTATTCGGGAAGACATCTACGATATTCTTCATTCTCGTGCTAGTGATGCATATGAAGAATATAATCGTGTAAATAAGTTAGCAGAGTCTCTTTCATGAGTGCTTTTTTAAGTTTTCTTTTTGCCGTAACTTTATGGGTTCAAGTTCCTCAATGGTCAGATGATTGGAGTAATTGTGCTGTTGATGTTCCTGATGCATCTTGCCACTGGTATATTGTTAACGCCGACAATACCTTTGGAGAGGGA